TACAAGAAACCTCGCTCGGCGATGCAGCAATCGCAAGTTAAGCGGCGTGATTTGGTATATCTGGAAATGCCTCGAAGTCGAAATTAAGCGAGAGTTGTTGACCGCTCTCAAGAAATTGTTTTCGGAGTTTGAGATGCGCGTCGCTTAGTTTCGACTCGTGGTCATGAATCATTTGATGAGCTTTGTCATGACACCATTTGCACAGCGTTACAACGTCGGCCGGTCGCTCTTGTCCGAGCCGGTCGTAAGTGACGTGATGCAAGACGAGGTTGTACGGGCGAGACTCGAAGCAACAGTAGCAAAGTTTGCCAATGCGCCATTGCATGAACGCATGCCAGTAAAGGCATGTCTTGAGGTAATGGTCGTAATTGTGGTATCCAATGGCTCGGGCCTTTTCGTCGAGGATTTGCGGATTTCGCATGATCTTGCTCCTTCCGAGTTAGTGAATTTTGCTAACGAACAATCGCAAAATATCACGAAATCTTCGGATGTCAACAGGGTCGACCTCGACGAAAGGCCCGTCTTTATTGCGCCTGAGTAATCATGATTACTCATGATTACTCATGATTACCCAAAAAAAAATATTTTGAGCCGACCCCAACAACAACCCGCCGAGCGTATCGTCAACGCGCCTCGGAAACGCGGCCGACCGCTCAAGCAAATTGACGAGCGTCAGGTCGTCGAGCTTGCCAGCATCGGTTGTACGTACCGCGAAATGTCGGCAATTCTCGACGTCAACATCGAGGTACTTGACCGACGTTTTTCCAAACAGATAACTAAAGCAAGAGAAAGCATGCATATGAGCTTGAGGCGCTGGCAACTCAAGACCGCGCGCAACGGCAATGTTGCCATGCTCATTTGGCTCGGGAAGAACATGCTCGGGCAAACTGACAAGCAAGAGTACACCGAGAGAACGGTTGATTATTCCAAACTCACAGATGACGAGCTTGAGGCTCTCGCCGCGGCCGAATCAATCTATTGAGGCTGAGGTCAGGCGGCGACGTATCGCGCGCGAATTGCAGCGCCGTCAACTCGCGCATCAACCCGTCTTGCTCGCGCATCAACAACCGCCGAGCGGCTCATGGTTTCATTGGGTATTGCTCTCAGGGCGCGGCGGCGGCAAGACATTTGCCGCGGCGTATTACGTCGACAAGTATGCGAGAGACAACCCAGGTCATCGTATCGCGATCATTGCGCCGACGCTCGGTGATGCGCGCAATACTTGCGTTGACGGCGTGACGGGTCTCTTGAGCTTTAACCGACGCATTGAGATCAATCGCTCGTCAGGTCATTTGTTGTGGCCGAGTGGCGCTCAGGGTCAGATATTCGGCGCGCATACCGACGACGATGCTGAGCGATTGCGCGGCCCGCAACATCACCTGGTTTGGTTTGAGGAAATGGCCGCGGCGCGAAAACTTGATGCAAGTTGGCAGAACATGCGGTTTGGGTTGCGCCTCGGGTCGCGACCGCATGCGATCATCTCGACGACGCCGAAGCCGAGGCCGTTGCTCAAGCAATTACTGAGCGACCCCAATACCGTAGTGACCAGGGCAACAACGGCTGACAACCCGTACTTGCATGAGGCGGTACGCGGCGAGTTATACCGGCTGTACGAGGGTACGCGCATCGGGCGGCAAGAGCTGGGCGGCGAGATCATTGACGACAACCCTGACGCGTTATGGTCGCGCGCGCTTATCGAGTCGACGCGCGTGACGCGTATGCCTGAGCTTGAGCGCGTCATCGTCTCGGTTGACCCGAGCGCAACGTCGACGGGTAATGAGTGCGGTATCGTTGTCGCTGGTCGCTCGGCGTTTGTTGACCGCGTTGCTGACGGGTACTTGCTTGATGATCTCTCGTTGCAAGGGTCGCCGCGCGCCTGGGCCGCTGAGGCCGTTAGTGCATATCACAAATGGGGCGCTGACCGTATCGTCGCTGAAACCAACCAGGGCGGCGAAATGGTACGGCAAGTCATCGAGGCGATTGACCCGAGCGTTTCATACCGCGGCGTACATGCGCGATTTGGCAAACGGCTCAGGGCTGAGCCAATCGCGAGCCGGTATGAGCAAGGGCGTGTACATCACGTCGGCGTGTACCCTGAGATCGAGGATCAACTTTGCATGTGGCAACCAGGCGATGAGTCGCCCGATAGGCTCGACGCGCTTGTACACGCGTTTACTGATTTGCTTATTGTGAAACCTGAGATTGAATTTTCGCTCGTATAACGAAAGGCAAAACCCCATGTGTTGCGGCGATAGAATACGCGTTGCTCAATCGACCATGCCGAAAACGCCCAGGCGCGCGCCCGCGCCTGAGCCTGACCCCGAGCCTGACGAAACCGAGGAGTTGCCCATGTTCGAGATACCGCCGCTTGTCGACCCGCCGCCCGATGACGATACGGTCGAGGATGATGACAACCCGTACGGCTCGACGAGGGCGACGCGATCGCGAATCTATTCGCCCGAGGTAAAGCAATGGCTGAGTCAATTATGACCGAGCCAACGATTGATGAAATGCTGGAAGCCCTGAATGAAGCAGATATTCATTTCATGAAGCTGTGTCATATCCAAGCCATTCGCGCCATCCTCGAACAGCACCGCGAGATTGATGAACACGATAGTAAGTATGCTCAGGCTACCCTTGACGAACTAGACAGGCTAAGTAAATTACACGCCATCCGCGCATTCGTGGAACGGGTGGAGAAGCGAGTACAGCAAGCCGATCTCAACGGGTATGACGACGCGTATGCGTATGCGGTCGAGGCAGAACTCGCCGCGATTGAGAAAGACAACGAGGCAAACAATGGCTGAGTCAACGCTAGTCACGAAACCGCCGAGCGTCATTGACCGCGTCGTAAGCGCGTACAACGCTTTTCGATTTCCGGCGCAGTATCAACCCGCGTTTATGGCTGACGGCTTTTGGCCTAACTGGCCCGACCAGCGCGGGTTTGTATCGTTTGGCGATATTGACCTGACCTCGTCATCGCTCATCATGGCGGCGGTAAACTTTACGGGTACGGTACTCGCTGAGCCGCCGCCGCGGGTATACGTACGCGACGGCGATGACTGGTCGCCGATACCAGGGCATCCGTTACCAGTTCTCATTGCAAGGCCCAATCAGTACTACTCAGGCGCGACGATGTTCAAAGCGTTTGCGTACTATTGGCTCACTCACGGCAACGTGTACATGTACAAAATGCGCCGCGAAAATGGCTCACTAAAAGAGCTTTGGTTGCTCGACTCTGAGCATTGCACGCCCGCATGGCCGACTGACGGGTCGGTATTCATTTCACATTACGAGTACCGTATTGACAACATCCCGTACGCGCTCAGGGTCGAAGATATTATTCATTTCCGGTACGGGCTTGACCCTCGCAATCATCGCCTCGGCCTCGCGCCGGTACGCGCATTGCTCGACGAGGTACTCGCCGACGAGGCGGCAATCGAGTACAGCAAGACCGCCATGGGGTCGTATGGCATACCGCCGTACGTGGTCTCACCAAAACCTAACGCTGACTCGACGTATCGCGTTGACGCCGAGAAAATGAAAGCCGAGTTGATTGCAAAGACGACCGGCGCCGAGCGCGGCAAGCCGATCGTCTTTGGCGCGCCGACTGACGTCAAAGAGCTGGGTTTCAACCCGTCGCAAATGATCTTGCGCGAAATACACTCATTGCCCGAGGAAAGGGTCGCGGCGGTACTTGGTATACCCGCGATTGTGCTCGGGTACGGCGCGGGTATGTCGGTTGCAACGTACAAGAATTATGAAAGCGCGCTCAAAGCGGCATGGCAAACTTTCGTTGTGCCAACGCTCAGGGTCATTGCGTCAGAGCTGACGCATCAATTGCTCTTGCCCGAGCACTCGAACGAACGCGGCGATATTGTCGAGTTTGATACGGGCGAGGTTTGGGCGCTGCAAAAAGACGAAAACGCGGTCGCGCAACGCGAGGTCATGAAATGGCTCGCGGGTCTCATCACCAAAGACGAGGCGCGCGCGGCAATGGGGTTGACGCCGCTTGGTGACGGTACAGGCGCACTGACCAACGTCGCGCCTCAGGGCTTATCGCAACCCTCGGCGGCGGTTGGCAAGGCGCTCTCATTTCGCGATCTCAACCCGACCGCGGCTGACCTTGCAACAATCGAAACCTGGTGGCGGGAATACGCGCCCGATGAGATTGAGAAAATCTTGCGGGCCGAGAGTAACGAACGTTGACCGAGACCAATGCCAAACCCGAATTGATTGCGGCAACGACTGACGAGACGGCGGCCGCGATTACCCTGATTGAAACAATCATCGAATTTGTACGCCGCGCGCAAATGAAAAACTCGGCGGGCGTGTTGCTGTACAAGAGCGAGACCGCGGCCGCGCTTGTGATTACGTGCGAGGTTATTGACCCAATCGAAAGGCGAGACCCGCATGCCAATTAAAAAGGGTTGGGTATGGGATGCAAAGACGCGCCGGTATGTTGACCCAAACGGCAAAGCCGTCAGCGAGCGACGCCTCAACGCCTGGGTCGTTGCAATACTCGGCGCGTTTGGTATCGGCCTCGGCAAGCTCGCAACGTCGTACCTCACGGGCAAGCGCTCGCTTGCTGAGTATCAGGTTGAGATGCAGCAACAAATCCGCGACGGTCATCGCGCCATGGCGGTACTTGCCAATGGCGGGTACCGGCAAATGACCGCGGCGGCATGGGGTCAGGTTGGCGGCATAGTGGCAAGAGAGAGTACATACGCGCTCCGCTTGGCGGCCGAGCTTGCGCGTGATGAGCTTATGCGCGGCGCGATTGCGCGCGGCGAGATTACCGAGGCCGACGCGCAACTCGAAGTTTCAGCGGCGCAACTACTCAACCGCTCGACGATGTACGCTGACGCGCTTTACTCAACGCACGAAAACGCAGTCTTGCAACGCGAGCGGCGCGCGGGCGTCATCGAGGCGCGGCGCATACTCGACCCTGAGGCAAATCATTGCTTGCCCGACCCGAAACGCAACATGCGCTCTTGCCCTGAGCTTGCTGAGGATGCTGAGGGCAATCAACTCGATTGGGCGCCGATCGAGACCGTTGTACCAATTGGCGAGACGCCATGCGGGCCGAATTGCCGATGCTCGATCGAGTACCGGCGCGAGACCGCCGAAGTACCCGCCGAGGCCGAGATCGCCGCATGAAAGGCAAACCCGACCCTATGCGACCCGATCTCATACATTGCGATACTTGCGGGCGTGAGCTGGTCTCGGCAAGCGGGCATTTCTTGAGGCCCGTCTTGTTGCTTTGCCGTGATTGCAATATGCGTACAAAGTCATACCCGCGCCCTGACGAAAACGAAAGTATTGACAGACTGACCCAATCGGGCGTAGATTCGCGCCGACCGAAATCATAAGCCGCTCGACATATCGGCAACTCTGACGACACTGGCAACCGTCACCTTTTCGAGGGTACCTCGAAACCTGGTGGCGGTTTTTCGCTTTTTATGCTCAAGAGAGAATTTCCCGCTGAGTTCAAGACCCTCGACAACGACGACGGCGTCGGTACTTTTGAGGGCGTTGCGTCAGTATTTGGCAATCTCGATCGTCAACAAGAGATCATTACCGCGGGCGCATTTCAGAAAACGCTTG